CCGGGTCCAGCCGCGTTTCGGACACCGGCTTGCTGTGTAGCTGATACTGGCTGTCCCACTCGTTGACGGTGCGGCACTGCTGCCGGCGCTTGGTCATCTCGGCCGGCGTGAATCGCTCCGGCCATGCGCAGCCGGCATACATGTCGACCAGACTGCCGGGCGGGCTGAAGAACTCGATTCCGTCCGGCGTGAGACGATAGTCCGTGCCGGCTTCCAGCAGCCGCGATGCCTCGCCGATGCCAGAGAACACGAACTCGGGGCGAAACGGCAGCCGGTACGCCGTCCTGTCAGCGCTCTCGATGCGGTGCTCGAACTCGAACATCCGGATGGTCAGACAGTCAGCACCCATGCGTTGCATCTCGTCGTACAGGGAATCGTGCGTGTGCGGCGTGCCGATGAATAGCTTGCGCCCGCCCGGCACCAGGATGTGCGTCTGCTCGCCCAGCCGGTAGCGCAGCGTCTCGCGGGCCTCTGGCGTGCGGATGTTGCGCGGCACCTCGACGTCGTCGTTCTGCACCTCGTCCGCGCGCGATGAGGTGATGTTCGACATGATCCCGGCCGCCTGCATCGACGGGTTGCGCTCGTCGTCCGCACCCGGCACCCACCAGAACGACGACTCGCCGCGGATGGCTGCAAGGTGCTGTGTTGCCGGGTGGCGCATCAGCACGCGCTTGGTGTCTCGACTGGTCTTGTAGGCCGTGCCGTCCTGGTCGCCCTGATGCAGGATCCGGTAGGTCTGGTCCTCGCTGTAGCGCCATGCGTTGTAGATCGCCAGCAGCGTGGATTTCCCGAAACCGCGAAAGCAGCGCAGCACAGCCAGATCGGCGCGCGTCGCCATCCATGCGCAGGCACGGATGTGGATATCGGGCACGGCCCAGCCCATCAGGTCCGCCCACTGCAGGAAGAACGCGAGAAACCGGACGTCAGCCGGCTCGCGCGGCGCGGGACTTGACGGCACGCAGCAGTTCCTTGGCTTGGCCCTCGAACTTCTTGATTTCCGCCTCGCTGTCCGCGACGGACTCCGCGGTCTTCGGGTGGCTCGGACCAGCGAAGCGGTCGCGCAGGTCGAGGATGCGCGCCAGCAGCGTGCCGGTCTGGATGGCGTTCTTCTTGTCGAAGTAGCGCCCGCCGCGCTGGTCCTTGTCCATGTCCGCCAGCGGCAGGCCGGCACCGTTCCAAGTCTGCGGGTCCGATTCTTCGAGGAACACTTCGCCCACCTGTTCGGCGAGGTCTTGCAGTCGCGCGATCTGGTCTTGTCGCATGGTCAATCTCCCGTCACGTTCGAGAAGTCTGGCGCGCGCTCGGGCGCGAACTCGCCCGGCTGCCACCAGTAATCCTGGCCCCAGTCCTGCATTGCCCGGTTGCGCATGCGCGAGAGATAGCCGGGGTTCAGGTTCTCCTGCATGTTGTGCAGGAACCAGTGATCCCACGCGCCGCGGACCTGCCACAGGCTCACGCCCGGCGCCTGCGAGTTCAGCCAGCGCAGCGCCTCCGCTCCGAAGTGCGTGTCCTTGCCCTTGGCCGCTTCCCACAGATTCGTCAGCACCAGGTCGCCGGCCAAGCCCGCAACTGCGCCACCGGCCGGGCCGAGCACCGTTCCGCCGGCCTGCTCGAAGTTGCTGCCGCGCTGCTCGGTCGGATCCTTGGTGATGAAGTCGCCGACGTAGCCCAGGCCACCGCCCTGCCCCAGCGCCCGCGCCCAGAACTTCGGCTCCGTCATGTCGTAGGGGTCTTTCCCCTGCAGGATGGCCTTCTCCTGCAGCACGATGGCGCCCAGCAGCATCAGTGAAACGTTCAGCCCCGCGAACACCGCCGTCCTGTTGATGGCTGCGCCGGCGGCCGTCTGCGCACCGAACCCGGCCGGCGCGCCTTCCAAGCCCTGCGGCGTGTCGAACAGCCGGCGCCAGTGCCTCGTGACCATCGCGGTCGGGAAGCTCTTGAACTGCATGAACGAGCGCATCGCCTCGCCGCGGACCGTTCCGGTCGGCATGCCTCCGCCGGTGACGATCGCCCGGGTCGCCATGTCCGGATTGACGATTGCGAACTGCGCCTCGTCGCTGACGAATGCCATCCACTTCGTGGCCGCCTGCTGCGCACCATCCTCGCCGGTGGCCATGATCGCGTCGCGCGTGAGGTAGGCATCGCCGCCCCGCTCGGTGGGCTTTGCCTTGGCGATGATGTTCCAGTCGTCCTCAGTGATGCCCTTGCGGGCCATCATGAACCGGTCCCACTCGTCGAGTTGCTGCCAGCCGGTGCCGACCTTCTTGGCGAACCCCTGCATCATCGTCGCTGAAAAAGCGCGGCGCAGGCCGTCCGTCCATGCGTTCATGAACGAGAGCTTCATGACGGAGCTGGCCACGCGCCCGGTGAGGTTGTTCGTCAGGTGATCGCCCGTCCAGCGGTTCAGCGTGCTGGTCAGGCTCTCGGCAATGACGCCGTGCGCCTGCAGGAACTCGCGGTGATCGGCGTCGAGGTTCTTGCCGATGTTCTTCAGCATCTGGAAGTACGGCAGCCGGTCGTAATGGAGTGTTGCCGCGATGGTGCCGATGTCGGTCAGCGAACTGATGATCGCGCTGCCCAGCTTGGCCGCGGTCTGCACGTTGCGCACACCCTGTCCGATGGCCGCCAGCCGCGCGTTCTCCGGGCTGCTGGTCTTGCCACTCAGGATGTCCCAGTACGCCTGCGGCGTGTTGCCCAGCGCCCTGTTCTTCATCGTGCCGCGGCCGTCCTCACGCTCGGCGATGTCGGACAGCACGCGGAAGGTCTGCTCCGGGTTCGGACCGTAGCGCTCGACCAGCCCGATGTTGCGCGCCATCGCGCCGATGTGTCCCATCATGCTGTCGTACAGAGAGCCCTCGCCGAACTCGCGCATGTAGTCGATCCATGCGTCCCCGTCCTTGAAGTGCAGCACGCGCGATTCGCTGCCCCGGTTCGCCCGCGCGCCGGCGCCCTTGAACTGTCCCGGCTCGGTCTTGTTCATGCCGTCGGATGCCAGCGTCTCGTGAGCCGCGCGCAGGATCTCGCGCACCTGCGCATCGTTCATCATCGATCCGTCTTCGTTCAGGTAGCGGCGGCGGTCCAGCAGCGGCAGCACCTTGCCGGCGAAGTCGTCCGGGGTGGTGGCCTGCACGCGCACCTGATCGACCGCCTGCCCGATGTAGCCGTAGTCCAG